GCGTTTTTAATCACGCCGCCGATACTCTCAAACACTTGGGCGATCTTGCTCTTGCCACTGCTTGCACTAGTAGCAGCTTGAGCCATGCCTTCTGCAGCGTCCGTTCCGAACTTCTTGAAAGGATTAAGGCTTTTAAGAAAGTTCAATCCTTTCATTGCAGCACCTACCGCTGAAATACCAGCCTTGGCAGTCATAAACGCTGCTACCATTGCCAGTATCCCGCTAGTAACGCCGTTGAGTACCCCTTTAGGTAGGCTACTTACAAATTTAGCAACCGCTGAGGCTGCTTGTGATATCCAGTTTACAAGCGTTCCAAGAGCTGAGCCAATGCTTGCAATGGCTGACTGCACTTGTGAGCTACCCAGCACCTCACCCAAAGACGAACCGATAGTTTTAAGGGCGTTCCAAGTATCTTGCACTGCTGCCTTGAACGATTGAAACGCTCCAGTGTCAGCAAACGAGCTGATGAAACTCCTAACTGATGTCGTGGCAATGTTTAGAGCTTGCGAGATACCGTTAGCAATGTCGCCAAACACCGAGCCAATACCCTGCATGAGCTTGCTGCCATCAATCTTGCTAAATAGTTGCTTGATTGAGCTTGAGATGTAAGTAAAGGTCGCACCTATATTCTTCAAAGCTCCCGTATTAGAGAAACCTTTCCAAAGGGATTGCAACCCACTGCCAATCTTGTCAGCAATTCCGTTGATATCAACTCTTTCTAATGCATTCGTAAGTCCAACGACTGCCTTGATACCAATTTGATTGAGTTTCTCAAACTGTGGCATTAGTTTATTAGCTAACGACTCTTTCATACCGTCGATTGCTTGGTCAACAGTCTTGAATTCTGTGGCCATCTTACTAAACGCCTCATTATTACCAACTTTAGTAATCGCATCGAAGAAGTCCTCGGTCTTAATCTTGCCGTCTTGGACAGCTTTGACCATTTCGCTTGTACTCATGCCCATTTCTTTAGCTACCGCCGCAATACCAGCAGGCGTTTGTTCTAGCATAAGTTTGAAATCTTGCCATTGCACTTTAGGCTTAGCTGCCATTTGGGTCGCTTGCTGGCTCAAGGTCTTCATGGCTTGAGCTGGGTTTTCAGCCGCTGCCGCAAGACCGCCAAAGCCCTTAACGAGTTCCGTTGTATTCTTCGTTCCGACAGCCGCTAACTGTGAGTAGGTAGAGGCCATGTCAGAAGCTGAATAGATGGTTTTAGTGGCAAAATCTTGCAATTCGCTTTTAGCTTTTTGTATTTGGTCAGTAGGCATGTTGATTTGGCGCATGTTACCTTCGAAAGTTTTCCATGCTTTAGCTGAGCTATTAAGCTCGCTAGCCATGCCACGCATACCACTAGTCAGCGCCCCAATACCTTTGGTAATACCAGCACTAACTAAATTAGCACCCAAAACACTTTTGAAAACCGAGCCTAACTTGGTGCCAGTTTTACCCAAATTCTCAGCGTTTTGCTGTGCTCTTTTGAGTGCGCTAGCCATGCCGTTATCTTGAGCGCTTAATATCGCTCGGACGTTAAACGTTTTATCTGCCATCTAGCAACCCTCTTTCTCGTTTGTAATTAAGATTATTCATAGCCCGCTCTAATAGCTTGCTGTTAGTGATCTTTTCACCCAACACCTCACGGGCTCGTTCTTTAGCGTTATAGAAGTCCTCGAATTTCTCGAAGTAATACTTTTTGCCATCCTTCGTCGTGGCGTTTGCCAAACGATTAAGATAAGCAAGTTGATAGATTTCTCTTTCTTTATTCAGATAGCGTTTTTTATGCGCTTTTTGGTAGAGCCTCATCTCTTTAAGCGTCATTCTTCGAGCTTCAAGCAATGACACCCCAAAATCAGCCATAGCATTCGTGATTAATTCCTCGTATGTTTCAGCTGAGTTTTGGCTCTCACTTGCATTTTGGACTACGCTGTTGCGTCTTCCACTCGTCGGACGGTTGCTTTCGTCAAAGGTTGAGCACGCAATTCCGCTAAAAAATCATCAAAGAGTGTGTCAAGTTGGTCCTTCTCAGCTTCCTCGATGACATAAGCTTCAATACCTTTAACAGAAGGTTTTTGGCGCTCTGTGATAGTCGCTGCTTGAATAAGGTCAAGCAAGATAACTGGATTTTTTTGCTGCAAGTCTACGACTGCATGCTGTACACCAAAACCGAACAAAACACCACCGTCTGAAACAGAATAGCGTTTGTCAAGCTCTCGGATGAAGCCGAAGCCGTAAGTCAAAGTGTAGTCTTTGTTGTCGATAGTGATTGTGTTCATTGTTTGTTTACTCCTATTTTTTTCTAAAATAAAAAGCCAAACTGAAACAGCTTGGCTCAAGATAATTACATACTATTAGAGGGAATTGATCGCAGTTGTGTCTTGGAATGTGTATTGAATTTCCTTGACTTGCTCAGCCGTCAATGTAGCTTCACCAGCTTGAGGTTTCCCTTCGACTGACATTTCTGATTCAATTTCAACAAGTTCCTCAACGTTAGCTGGCACTTTCCAGTTAGACAAACGGCCAATAGCGTAAAGAGCGCCATATTTTCCGTTATCCTTTTTGTCAGACAAGTCGATTTCCCAAACCTCGACTTTATAACCATCCACTACTGATTTCTTCAACATTTCGTTGAGTTCGTCCTTAGTTCCGATGGCAGTGATTGAGAGTTTAGTTTCAAGACCGCCATCAGCTACTACTGCACCATCTTTGGTTTTAGTAGTGTCTGCATCTCGTGAGTATTCCCATTCATGCTCAGTTTGCAAGGCGAGTTTAGCCGCTGCTGTCTTGTCTCCGAATTTACGGAACATCAAGATTTTTTCTTTCCCTAATTGGGCTTCTTTGACTTTAGTTTCAGCCATTTCTTCCTCCTAATTAAACAAATTTAAAATACGTATACACGATGAAGTGATATAAAACTTCATCCGTGCTGTTGTCTCGATTGCTATCTATTGACGACTGGTTAACTTCTGCTGAAAACTGCATGCCGTCAATGTTTTTGATAGCAAAAAAGCTAGACATTAACTGTCCAGCCATATCTGATAATAATTTCCGGTCATCCACACGCCCCCAAACATGCACCGTGGACGATAAACGCCCTATCAAATGCGATTTGGTAGCTTGTGGCAAGACTTTTGTTTCACCCATGACTACGAATGGATAGCCCACGTTTTCGGGTGGCAAATAAGTATAGGTGTCGTATCCTAACTCATCACTAATCCGAAACATTTTGTCATGAAGTAACTGATCTGGTTGTTTCATGTTTCGTCCCATTTTGCCATTTCTTCGACCATTTCTGGCACTACTTCTTCGAGTGCCGGTTTCATGAATGGTTGTGCCTCCATCTTCCGTGTACCTACTTCGACATAGCCCGAATAGTTAGTCAAGGCTTCGATAATAGCTTGATTGCCTCCAGCTTGCAAGGTAATACTTCTACGAGTCGCACCCGTGGTGTACTTCCCTTTAAATTGCGCATTGTTTATGGCAGCCTCTTTGACTTTAGCACCATATTTGCGCAAAACCTTTAAGCGTTTTTCGGGCGAGGCGTTCCTCAAAAGGCTTTGAGCCATTTCGTCTAAGCCTTCAAATTCTAGTGTTGCCATTATTTGCCTACCTTATTGGCGTAGATGACGTTTCGACCAGCTAAATAGTCCCTAACAGTAACGGGTTTGTATTTAGCACCATTGTATTCAATCGTATCGACGCCAACTGTTATAGGACCTCTAAATCTAATGACGATGCTATTAGTATTTAATAGGTCTCCTAGTTTGGCTTGTAAGTCAAGGCTGGCACCAGTGACATTGCACGCTATCGTTCTAGCCCACTCCTTGCCACCTACCATGCGACCTGAGTCGGGGTCGTAGCGTTTGTTCGTCTTATCGTTATATTTTAGCACTACGGTATCAGCGTATCTCATAGAAATAGCACCTCACCCTCTTTAGCTTGCCCAGAATTGCCGTATAGACGCTGTAACATATCATCATAAGGCTTAAACTCGTTCTCGTTGTCGTAATACGACATAGAATGGCCATCTACTGACTCAGATTTAGCACCCTCAGCACCTCGACGATTGAAACGCTTAATCACGCAATCTTCGAAAATAAATGCTAGCTTGTTATCGATTTCTTCGACACCATATTCTGCTTTGAAGTGGTTAACGACACGCTCCAACAGAATTTCAAGCAAGCCATCGTCGTTAGTGTTGAGATCAACAGATACATTTTCAATGATTTGGTCTTTATCTAACGTCTTCATGCCATACCTCGCTATTCTGCTGTCTTTTTAGTTCGTGTTCTCTTCTTCGGTTTGTCGTCTTGAACGTGCCCTAACTCAATGAGTTCCTCAGTACGTTCGCCATCGTACAAATCTCCGGCGTAGTAAACCGTGCCGTCAGTCTTATCCATGAATGCTTTTAATACGATATTCACAATCGATACCTATTAAGCTGCTGGGATAACAGTAAGCATGTAAACGTCATCCAAACGTTCGAACGATGGCAATGCTACCATAGAGACCTTAGTTTGCACGTTTACTGGGTCAGTAGTCTTAGTAGTTGTCACCGCAATACCGTTATTAACGATTTCAACGTCTGCATTAACAGTGTTGTCAGCGAACAAGTCAGACTCTTCTGGAGTTGTACCGAAAACAGTATTACCAAGAGCACCGTTAGGAATAAGCGTCAAATGCCCGTCTGGGAAGAATTTAGAAACCTCACCCTTATCGTTGCGGTAAGTGCCGTTTTCGAGAACGATAGACACACCGAAATTATCAGCGATGTAGTTTTCAAGTTCTGACTTAGTAACCGCTGCACCATCACCAGCAAGAGGTTTGATGACTTTAACAGTTGATGCAGCCTTACGGATAAGACCGAATGTTTTAGCGTTCATTACAGCACGTTCTGGATTAAGTCCAAGTTCTCGAGCTGTTTCGATAGCTTCTTCCAAATCAGCAAGAGGCTTAGCATCCGCCTCAGCCCAGCTCTTAGTTACTTGTTTCTTATGCTCAGGTTTAACACCGTAGTCAATATCTTTGTTAACACCGCCGCTAGTGAAAGCAATCTTACCAGTGGCAAGCACTTGCATGCGCATAGCTTCAAGACGAGCACGCGCACCGTTGATAAGTGTCACATCGTCGTTGAAAATGCCAGCTACGATTGTGTTAACCAACGCTTCGTTGCCAGAATCTTTCACAAGATTAAGTTGTTGACGGTCATTCTCCTTAACAAGCATAGCCTCTTTGAAGAATGGCATTTGTTCGTCATGCATCTCAGCGCTAACACGGTCACGAATTGTAACGTTAGTATCGAATGCAGCGGCTTTCAACACAACAGCTTGCCCAGACGCTCCTTTGACGTAGGATAATTTAGTTCCAAGTTGTTTGCGTGCTGGGAAAATAGACTCACCCAAAGTTGAGTTAACATTTTCTTGCAATGCATTGAAGTAACCAGCAATGTTAGATGCGGTTACCTTATCATAAATAAGTCCCATGTTTTAATAGTCCCCCTTTTATTTCTCAGAGATAAATTTAACGAGTGGCAAAGCTTTCTTAACAACGTCGCTTACATCTCCACCGTTTACTTTGTTCTTGTAGACCTCACCAGCATAGAGCACCGATACAGCGTTCTCGATTGTCAAATCTACGTCGTAGAGAACAATACCTTCTGGGGCTGTCTTGTTTTCCACAACTGCTTTTGTGCGATCATCAAAGATTGAGCCGTCTTTAGCAGCTACCAAAGTGCCGGCTTTGATGTATTTCTTGCCATCTACCAATACACCGTCATAAGTTTTGTCTACTGTCGCCGCTACTGCTTTGTAAGGCAATGAGCGAACAATGTTCGAAGTGTCAAAGATTTTTGTTGTTGACATTTAAAGATTCCTTTCTGCTTTAGATAAAACGAGCAGCCGTAACGCTCGTAGACTTAGCAAGTTGAGCCCCGAAATTATCCGTCTGGGCACTACCAGCGCTTGCGGCTTTAGGTGAGTTTTGACGGATAGTAGCTTTGACTTGATCAGCGACGGCATCGTTAAAGACTTTCTCAAACGTACCGACCAATTTAAGAGCCTCAGCGGCGTTTTCAGCATGGCTAAACATATCAGCCAATTCGACTGGTAAACCTTTTGAAACAAGGTCTTCCTTAACTGCCATAGTCAGCTTTTCATGCTCAAATTGCGCCACTTGCTTTTCAAATTCTGCTTTTTGGTCTTCAAACTCCTTGCTCGCACGCTCAGCAGCAGATAATTTTGAATAGTCTTGTTCTTTTTGTAATGCTTTGGCGATGGCTTCACTTACTCGTGCTTCTTCGCCCTTTTTCTGATTTTTCAAGGCTGTTTGGACTGCCTTATTAACAATACTATCCAGTTCTGACTGTGATTGCGGCGCTTGAAAGTCGCTCGGTTGATTGTTATCAACGTCATGGCTTACTTCTGTAGTTTCGACCGTTTCGACTGTTGTGTTATCTGTTTCCATTTTGTTCTCCTATCTAGTCTCGCAAGCGATACCCTTTCTAAGCCACGTTAAGGCTAGCTACGCCCTATCTAGTCTTGTCTAGTGTATTTACCCGCAAGCCACGGTAGTAATGTTTATTTAGGGCCTAAAATAGCCCTATGCACCATTAGAGGCTCGCCCCCTACGGTTTCTTGAAACATGGTGCACTATTCAACCTCAACTACTGCACACCGGCAGTAAGGATGAATAGGCGGCGCATTCGTTCCGATTTCCATATCAACGATTCTGACGGGATTCTTCTCTGTCTTCTCGCCAATACCCTTGCAAATCGAACACGCTCGACTTTCTGGCATGAGCTTGAAATACTCAAAGCCATTCTCTTTCATAATGTCTTGCTGAGCCAAAGTCTGGACTCTAGCATGCTCTGTGATACCCAAACGCTCTGCATTAGTACGTGATACATCCATGTGCTTCCTGATACGCCTTGCAATCGTCAAGCCGTTATCTCCACGGATTAGAGCCCTTGTTACCTCAGTTCTAACTAGTTGTCTTAACTGTGCATTCCTGCCCCAAATACGCTCTGACCATTTAGCACCCTCGAAGTTAGCGTTAACCGCTGTCTCCATTGCATGAGCTAAGATGTTACCCTTTAACACGCTTTGATCTAACAAGCTACCTCTTGCCATTTCAGCTTTATAAGCGGTAGTTAGGTACTCACGCATAAGCTTTTCTTCACCCTCAGCAAGAGACATCAATTCAAGCTCTAACTGTTGGATAAGCAGCTCACGCCTACCAACTGACATCGAGAAGTTGTAATTCCTCAATTCCTCGTTAGCCGTAGCACTGAAATCTTTCTCAGCAACATAGCGTCTAGCTTTGCTTTCAAAACCTTTAATATCAAATTCGTTAGCACGTTTCTTTGCATCTTCAACGGCTAGCCCATTCTTTTCAGCAAAATTCTGGATATAAGCATCCAATTCCTTACGTAGCTGACCTAATTCCATTCGGTAGAGGTCTTCGAGCTCTTTTTTAAACTCTTTTTCTGTCTTTTTGTCAGCTCGTTCTCTCTCCCGTTGGATACGCTCTGACCAATACGTCATACGTCAACCCTCGTAGAATCGTTTGTGTGCGTTTCTTTATCTTCCTCGGTATATTTGCCTACGTGATTATTAAAATCGCTAGAATACCCCTTAATATCGATTTCAGACACCTCTCTGTTCATTCTGTCGAGTTCCTCGGTTGGACTTTCGACCAAACCAGACAAGCTCAAGGCTGTTTCTTGCGAAACTTGACCACCCAAACCAGCCAATACTTCGACTTGTTCAGCAAGCGAACGAGGCAAGTTTGGCGTGAAAATGATATTCAAGAGACTTTCGTCAAAGTCTTTAAATTCGTTAACTAATGAGCCAATACGAGCAGCGAGACGATAGCGACGTTTCAATCCTTTTGTGAATTGAGATTGTGTATCAATTCTGTCTTGATCTAACCCAAATAATTTGTATTTTAATGCTTCACCAGACGTGTTGCCGCTGAAATTCGTGTCTGACATATCTGGAGTGTTAGTGAATACATGGATATCTTTATTCAAGCGTGTCTTATATGCTTCAACACCAGTGACATCGTAAGACTTCGTAAGGTATTCAGCTTTGACCGTACCCTCTTTGCCGTCTGCTGATTTAGGTGGCTTAAGCTGCATTAAACGAGTACGTTTCATATCGCTAGCCTTCATGCCTTGAGGCAAGGCAAGGTCCCCATAGATAGCAAGGATAGCGTCTGCCATATCACTCATGTGATTTGCTGTGTCCGATTCTGCACTGTCGTATAAGTCAATAAGATAGAGTTCGGTCTCATAATCACCGATACCGTCAACATTATTCAAAAACTCTGTAATCGGTACAGTACCGAATGCGTGAGCTGTCACCGAGATTTCACTAAAGCTATCTGACACGTCAAGCGTATAGATATAGTCGGCTGTGTAAACTTCCACAACCTCTTTAGCGCTCTCAAGAGACCCACGCTTGTAATATCTAACGGCTGCGATTGAGTTATCTTCTAGTGAGTTGTCGTAAATCACAAACGTATCTAGCGGACTTAATTGCTTAATACGTGTTTCATCATACTCACTTCGATAGATGAGCTCGTAAGCTCTACCAGTTTGTGATAAATCTCTGATAAGCGTTCTATTGTGTGTGTCGATATCGTTGATTCGACCAATGCGTTTAATTGCTTCATCGTTTTGCGAGTGATCGTTGTTATCATCGTATTCGACACGGATAGGGTTGCCAGCTAAATAACCCGTTTTAAACTTGCTAATCATACGGCCATAATTATGTACAGCTCGTTTGTCAGCCATTTCCTTATCCTTACGTCTTCCGGACTTAAGAACGTCGTGGTTTTCACCTCTGGCATAGTCCATAAGCTCTTGAATGCGTGGGGCTTGTCTCAATTTGTGGTGATTGATGAAGTGTTTCAGTAATTCCCAATTACCAGTCATGAGTTCCTCTAAGCTATCAGCTCGATAGCGAATGCGAGACCCACGATGGAATCGCAAGTTTAAAACTCTGTCTTGCCCAGTGCTATCTGTAAATAGTGTTCGTTCCATCATTCCTCCTAACCAAACATATTAAGCAAGTCATCATAACTTGCTCTTTCCGTACTACCGATGACGAAATCAGAATATATAGCGTATCTCACACTATCCAGCACGTCATCAAATTCTTTTAACGGCTCGTCCTTCGTGCTGTTCTCTTTCCATCGGTACTGGAATATCTCATCAAAAAAACGAGGTACGAAACCCCGTTTAACGTATAATTTGCGTTCTTTAAACAGTTTAGCGATAAGCTCGATACCGGCTATCACTGACTTGTTAGCGTTACTGATATCAAACCCTTCGTTCTCAAATCGTGCTACGTGCTCTGGTCGGGCGCTATCAGCATAGAATGGTATGTTTCCGTAAATGTCAATCAGTTTCCTAACTTGCTCTACCCACCAATCTATCTCTTTGAATTGCGCTGCTACGCCATCGACAAGATAGTAGTTACCATCCATACCTTCACCGACCACCACGATAGATCCGTAGTGAGTGTAACCCCAGTCAATGCCCGCAAAGTAGCGTCTCATGTCTGGTAATTCATCGACTACGTGAATCTTACTGTCATAATCAGCGTAGATAGCACCCTCCGCCACACTCCAAATCCCTAAGATATCTCTATCGTAAAATTTCCCCTTTGGCGTTGCTGCCTTGATAGAATCGATATAGCGCTTTGATAAGAAAGTGTTATCATCGAGCTTAAAACTGAAATCTATAATCTTGCCATCGTTTTTGCCGATGTAATCTCGGTTAAGCCAGTGATTCGGATTGTCTGGGTTGCTATCCCACACCACTCGAGCACCTTCACCGGAACAGCGTGAGATAATCTCTTTGAAAACAATCTCATTCGCTAGCGACGCTTCGTTAACGTAAGCCCCAAACGCCGTGAAACCACGGGCACGCTTAAGCCCAGATATAGAGCCAGTGTATACTTGCACGACTTTTACACCGCAAAAAACGAAAGAGCCATGTTTATCATACTTTGGTTCAAAGCCGTATTTGTTGTAAAGTTCTTGCAGCACGTTGTTCTGTATCGATGTTGACGATGTACCCGCTAAGATGTAGATAGGCTCATCCACACCTAAACGGTCAGCAATCTTTCTGACACGGCTCAACTCAGTTACAAACGTGTCGTTGTTAACCACTGTCTTACCAGCACGCTTAGCGCCATGAAGCCCACAAATAAACCAGTCATGATTCCAAATGTAGTTCAACACATCTAACTGCCGTTTGGTATAGAGCTTACTCAAGTCCATCGCTCACAGCTCCTTTGATGATATCGAGGAAACCAGCAATCTTTTCATCCTGACCTTCATCACCGCCGATTTGAGATTTGAGTTTCTCAATTTCAAGCTGTAATTTCTCAGCTTGTTTAGCAGTCGGATAGCGTTTCAAGATTTCAGTAATAGCCTTGATTACCGTGTTGTTATCAGCCTTTTTAGTCACTCGTTCGACTTCACCAGTGACCGGATTCATCATGAGGACTTCTTCATCACGCTTGCCCCTTGCAATGTCGGATAGAATGGACAAGGCTTCTTTAGCATCCATGATGTTCTCACTGTGCATTTTCTCAACTTCGGCATCGATATAGCTCTTAATTTCAAGTTTTTTCAAGTTTTGCCCAGCGATACGTCCTGCCGTCTTTTCACTATATCCAGCGTTGATGGCTGCCTGTGTGGCGTTACCTAGCTTGATATATTCACTAGCAAATAATTTCTGTCGTTGATTTAGCCCAATATGTCCACCTCCTTCGTTGCATAATCAAAAAAGACAACCCACAAAATGAGTTGTCTCCGTTTTTCTTCGATAATATAATAATACCACTTTAAACAGTTGTTAGATACCGTGCTTCATCCGTCAAAATACCGAAATATCAGCGTTCCACGACTAATTGACCATTTCTATACAATTCTGCAAAAGCTAGGATAGCATTATTAAGCAGCTCTTGAAAGGCCGTCCTCTCGAATCCGATTGCTTGGGCGATTTGCCAGTTTGGTTTAGGTGGATAAGCTAGGTATTTCTCTATCAAGATTCTGCGATAGTCTGGACGATATAGCCCGCTAACTGCTTGCTCTATGGCTTCTAGCTCGTTCATTGCATCGACACGCCTAACTGCGATATTTTCCACCGGTCTGCTCACTCCACTACCACCCCGTGGCATGAATGTAAATTCCTGTGTTATTTTCTGCTCAGCGCTATCGTGTGCAATCTCTCGCCAGCGTGGATATTCTCGAAGTTTTCGCTTGCAACGTTTGATTGTTGCTTTTTCATCAATTTCCGGCAATAGCATTATTCTGCCCTCTCTGGTATAATAGTAGTGTTGATTTTCAGAAAGTGCCGGCCATTGTGTCGGTCTTTTTTATTTTGGCCCAAGAAACGTTAAGAGATTTTATTGAAAAGATAGAATACGCATTTATTCTTGGGGTGTTTCTCAAGCCTTTTATCACCTCCTTTCTAGCCATAGACACCAGCAAGGCCTTTGGTTTTTAGTAATGCAAGATATCAATA